AGTCAGGGCCGGGGAGCGCAGCAAGCGCGTCCACAAGGCCCAGTGGCTCCTGAACACCCTGTACTTCAAAGGCTACCAGCACCAGAACTACAACGAGGCCCTGGGGATCTTCCAGGACGTAGGCCCCCAGGACTCCTGGCGAGTGCGGCTGGTGGACAACTACATCCGCCCCATCGCCCTGACCATGGCCGCGAAGCTCACGCAGAACCGCCCCACCGCGATCGTGCTCCCGGCAACCATGGACTCCGACGACAGGGACAAGGCCCGCGTCTCCCAGCGACTCCTCGAGTACGTTTGGGAGGAGTGCGAGTTGCAGCCCAAGCTCTACGAGGCGGTCCTGTGGGGCGTGCTGACCGGCCAGGGCTTCTGGGCGCTGTACTGGGACAACAACAAGGGCGACTTCCAGGAGACGAAGGACGCGGACGGCAAGGTCACAGAGGAGCGGAGCGGATTCCCCACCGTTGACGTTGTTCCCCCGTTCGACATCGGGCTTGACCCCATGGCAGACAACGTGGAGAACTGCGAGTGGGGTTACCGCGTCCGTCTCGCCAGCACCGCGTGGGTCAAGGAGCAGCTCGGGAAGAAGGTCGAGGGCGCAGACATGGCAGCCTACGATCCCGACGTAGACCCCCGGCAGCAGCGGGCGAGCATACTCAACGACACCATCTCGGGCGACGTGTACGGCGACAAGTACGTGCCCGTGTGGGAGTTCTACGACACCGTGGCGAAGAAGCTGTACTGGTTCACCAAGGACGACATCCTGCGCACAGACGACTGGACGTGGCCGGTCCCGTTCATCGAGTTCCCGTTCGTGAAGAACCTGGGCGACGTGGACGGCAACGTGTTGACCTCCGGGGGTGTTTGGGGCGACACGGTAATCTCTGACCTCATCGACTTGCAGCGCGAGTTGAACCGGACCGAGAGCCAGATCATCGAGGTGAAGAACCTCACGGCGTTCCCGCGGCTCCTGGCGTCCCGTGCTGCCAACGTGCGGATTGCTGACGTAACCGACATGCCGGGGTCGATTGTGCCGTGGTCGGGGAACGGGCAGCCCCCGTCCCAACTCCAGATCGGGAACCTCCCGTCCTACGTCTACCAGTTGCCTGACCGCATCATCCAGCGCATGTTCGACATCTCCGGGATCCACGAGATCAGCCAGGGGACCTCGCCGGGGTCGATCCAGTCGGGCCGTGGTCTTGCGATTTTGGCTGAGATGGACGCTACCAAGTTTGGCCCCCCGGCACGGAACATCAGCAGGGCGATTCGGCAGTGGGCGATTCAGACGCTGAAGCTCTGGAAGGCCCACGGGTCCTACGACCAGGAACTGAAGGTCGTTGGCGCATCGGGCGTTCTGGAGTTGGACACCTTCAACAGCGGCGACATCGCCTCGTTCGACGTGATCATTCAGGAAGGCTCAACCATGGCGACAAACAAGTCGCTGCGGACTGACCAGATCCTCCAGATGTGGCAGCTCGGGATCGAGCAAGACCCCCGCAAAATCAAGAAGCTCCTGGAGTTTGGCGACGTTGATCCGCTGGCCGGGGACTTCGGCTTGGATCGCTTGGCCCAGCGCCGGGAGATTGCCCGGATACTCGACGGCGAGGAAGTCCAGCCGAACCCGTGGGACGACAACTACACCCACGCGGACGAAACCGAGATGTACCTCAAGAGTACCGATTTCGAGAAGCTAGACAACGATGTCATCAAACAACGGCTGATAGCGCACTGGCAGGCCCACCAGCAGGCCATGGCACAGCAGCAGCAGTCAGAGGCGATGGCAGCGCAGCAACGCGGTGTGGCGTCGTCTGGGGCTCCACCGGCGCAGGAGATGCCTGGGGCGTCGTTTTCGCAGGGTATTGACGCGGGGGGCGAGGCGAACCCCGTGGGGCGTGTTGACCAAATGATAGGAGAGGCGAGATGAAAATTGACGGACTGGACGAAGCCCTTGAGGCCGTGGTTGAGGAGAACGAGCAGCAGGAGATCCCGGCGCAGGAGCCGGAAGCCGAATACGACGTTGAGGAGTTGCCCGAGCCGGAAGCCGAAGCGCAGGATCCTGAAGGGGATCTGAAGACCGCGTACTCTGAACTTCGCCAGCAACGGGTGGAGGAGCAGCAGGAGTACATGGCGCACCGGGCCGAGGCAGAGCGCTTGATTCGTGGTCTGCGAGACAGACTGGAGAATCAGACCCAGCGCCCGACTTCCGACGACGAGGAACCATGGGCCGAACACCAGGAGCCCCGGCAGCAGGCTGGCGACCCGGCGATGCGGCAGGAAGTCAACGCCATGAAGCAAGAGCTTGCGGCGCTGAGATCTGAGCGGCAGCAGGACGGGTTGCGGACCAGCATCGAAAGCCAGGTAGAGGCCGTCAATACCCAGTACGGCCTTCCGCTTTTGGAGTTTGAGAACGTGGTGTATGAGATGCAGCAGCACCGGGGCATGTCGGCAGCGCAGGCGGCGAAAGCCGTGGCAGCGCGGCGGCTCGGTCAGTTCCGGTCGATGGGGGTTGTCAAGCGCACGAAGCGCGAGCGAGCCCCTGACATGCCCGGGGGGCTGCGGTCGAACAGGCAGTACACGATGCCTGAGAAGGCGCCAACAAATCGTGACGAAATGGACACAGCGATCGACGCGTTCCTGGACGGACTCGGAGACGAGAACATCCTGTAGCGCGCAGGGAGATGACAGATGGCAGTTTTAGGACAGAGCAGAGGTTCCAGCGTCTTCGACGGCGTTGTCGCGAATACCAACATGGATGCCCTCCTGCGAGACATCGTGGGGCAGAGCATCGTTTCCCAACTCAACCTGACCACACCGTCCCTCGACGTGTTCGGAGGGTTCACCGAGACATGGAGCGGTCGGCGCTTCACGTCCCCGCTGGAGACGCAGGTTTCCGGCTCCTTCTCCGCTGCGGGCGAGGGTGACACCATCATCGGTGCGGACAAGTCGGAGTACACCGAGTACGAGGTTCTGGCGAAGTACATCTACGGACAGATGGCGCTCACGGGCCAGGTCATGAACGCGACCCGGAACAACAAGGGCGCACTGCGGAAGGCGATCTCCGTGGAGACGGACGGTCTCCTGCGGTCGTTCCGGCACCAACTCCAGCGTATGTTCTGGGGCAACGGCGTGGGCTTCTTGGCCCTTGCTGACGCGGGCACTGACCTGACCATCGTCATGGACACCGCGGCCGCGACCCCGATCCCGACCGACACCCGTCACCTCCTGGTGGGGATGAAGGTCGCATGGGGAACCACTGGCGAACTCGTGAACAACGGCTACGGTGGCTACGGCTACGTCTCGCTGGTCGATTCGTCCACCACGTTCACGGTGGTCAAGACCGCTGGCGACGACCCCGCCGACGCTGACTACGTGGTCATGGGCGACGCGAACGTCAACTCCTACAACAAGGAGATGATGGGGATGGGCGGCATCGAGGACGCGACCGCGGACCTCCAGGCCGTGCTCATCGCCTCGTACCCCTCGTGGGTACCCAACATCCTGCACGCGAACGCTGGCGGCGGCGTGGGTGTGGATCTCACCCAGGATCTCATGCTCCGCAAGGTCAACCAGTTCGTGAACGTGAACGGGGACCAGCCGGACTGCATCCTGGCGCACTACAACATGCAGAACGAGTACATCAAGACGGTCTCCCCCGACGTGCGCTACATGCCGCAGAAGATGATCGGCGGACACAAGACGATGGCCTACGCTGCTGGCGCGGGCGACATCATGTTCGTGTGGGACCGCTACGCGCCGTACAACAAGCTCTACTTCCTCAAGAAGTCCAGCTTCCGGTACGGTTGGTGGCAGAAGCCCGGATGGATCACCACCGGCAACGCTGGCGGCCAGATCCTCCGGTTCGTTCCCAGCGGCGACCAGGCGGTCGGGATCTACGGCGCCTACGGCAACTTCTACACCCGGAACCGGCAGCACTGCGGGGTCCTGGACGAAGTGAACTGCACCATCGACTAGGTGCATGAGATGGGGGGCGCGGGCTAACCATGCCTCGCCCCCCTGACGACCTGTAACGCCCGGTCCGTGGATCGGGCAGGGCAAACTGGCGGAAAGGGGCAACCCCCCGCCTAAGAAGCAGGAGGCTTCAATGATTCGTTCGCATAACATCGACTGGGACTACATCGTCAAAACGGCAGAAACGGCCTCGTTCAACGTCAGCAAGTACCAGGCTGGCGACATCATCGGGCTCGACCCCGCGAGTGCGTCTGGAGACATCACCATCACCCTGGACGCGGCCTACGCCCGGGACCGGAAGCCTGGGCCGATGCGCTTCGTGATCGTCTCAGCGACCACCGGCCACCAGATCGTCATCGCGCAGAACAGCCTGTGCTACACCTTCGCCGCTGACCTGACCCTGGGTAGCGCCACCGAGGACCTCGTGGGCCATGTCTTCGAACTGACCTCGGACGGCACCAAGTGGGCCTACGGCAAGCAGGCGACGGCCCACACGGTTCCGACCGTGACGACCGTGACGACCATCACGGGAGCCAACCTCATCTCCGCACTGGACCCCGGCATCTACGCGGTGAACAACGCGGCCGGCGCAGTGTCGGTTGACCTGAACGCGAAGGCTGTCGGGGAGTGGGAGTTCGTCGTTCTCGCCAGCACCGCGGGCGGGACCAACGTGTTCACCATCAACGACTCGTTCTCTGCTGGCCTTGCGGACCCGGACACGGCCTACCAGTTCGGCGACACCGACATCGAGGAGAAGGGCCTGCACATCAAGATCATCGGGACCGGCGTGGCGGCCAGCGACGGCTTCTCCATCTCCGACAGCCCCGAGCCCGACGACCTGATCGGTGAGACCCTGACGGGCAGCACCAACATCTCCACGCTGAAGGCGGGGTACGTCTACCCGATCGCCCACACCGCGGCCTGTTCGCTGACCATCGGGGCCATCGCAACGCAGGGCATGTGGCGCTTCGAGATCGCCGCGTCCACCGACACCGCAGCCGCAGGGTTTGCGATCACCCTGGACGGCACCAACCTCGCGAGCGGCGCTGACGTGGTGTTCGGCGGGGCTGACGACGAGCAGCTCGGGCGCGTGTTCCGGGTCATCAGCGACGGGACCAAGGCTTACGTGGACTACGTGGCCAAGGACAAGGTGGGGGCCGCTATCGTGACCGGCGCTGTGGACGTGGGCGCTGACTGCGAAGCCGGGGTGATCTACCCCCTCGGGGCCTTCACCGGACCCGTGACGCTCAACCTCTCGACCAAGACGGCGGGGATCTACAAGTTCCAGATCATCGGAACCACCTTGCACGCGACGGACTTCCCGACTGTGACGGGTGGCGCGGACCTGTACGACGGCTCCGCAAGCAAGGTTCTCGGCGGCATGGCTCCGATCGCGGACTTCATCGGGCAGACCTTCACTCTGACCTGTGACGGGACCAAGTGGTCCTACGGCTCCCCGAAGAAGCCCCTGTACCTGGAGGACAACACGGTCCTGACCTCGGACGGGACCAACACCTCCATCACGAGCTTCGCAACCAACGGCGTGCGGATCATCGACAGCGCGGCGGCAGACGCTCCGCTGACCGCCAGTGACATCACCGCCAGCGCTACAATCGAGGGCCTCTCCCTCACAGACGGGACAGCGACCGTCACCGGAGGAGACATCGCGTCCGTGGGGTCCGTGGGTTGCGACAGCGTCACAGCCACCGCGGCCATAGAGGGCCTCTCCGTCACAGACGGGACCGCAACCCTTACTGGAGGCGATCTCTCGGCGGTTGGCGCCGTAGGCTGTGACTCGGTGACCGCCACCGCGGCGGTTGAAGGGCTCTCGGTTACAGACGGAACTGCCACGCTGACAGGTGGAGACCTCTCGGCTGTCGGAGCGGTGGGGTGTGACTCTGTCACGGCAACCGCCGCAGTGGAAGGCTCGACGCTCACGGACGGCACGCTGTCTTCGACCGCGGGGACGGCGACCGGAGGCGTGTCCATTACCTCAGCGACCCTCACCGATGGCGCGGGCGCAACGATGAACGCTGGCACCGTGACCGGGTCTACTTTGACCGATGGCACCCTGTCGAGCACTGCCGGGACGGTCACGGGTGGCGTCTCGGTCACCTCAGCGACCTTGACTGACGGTGCAGGGGCGACCCTGAATGCCGGGACAGTTACGGGGAGCACCCTCACCGACGGCACCCTGAGTTCGACAGCAGGCACCGTTACTGGGGGCGTGAGTATTACATCCGCGACTCTCACTGACGGCGCAGGCGCTACTCTCAACGCGGGGACGGTCACTGGATCGACGCTTACCGACGGGACCCTCTCGTCTACCGCTGGCACAGTCACCGGTGGAGTCTCTGTCACCTCTGCAACGCTGACCGATGGTGCCGGTGCCTCGATGAATGCGGGTTCCGTGACGGGCTCGACGCTCACGGACGGCACCGCGACCATGACCACGGGCGCGATCGACGGGGTAACTAGTCTCACCACTGCCCAGGTCAAGCAGTCCGCGGTGGCCGAATACGCTGGCGGCGCTATCACTTCCTTTGCTCCCGGCGTGACTTCCCTCATCGACAACAGCGGTGGGCCAGTGACCGTCACTTTCCCGGCTGCCCCTGCGACTGGGGCTGTTTGGCACCTCGGGATCAAGTCCGACACCAGCGGGGCGGATACCGTCACCCTGGAAACTGATTCCAGCGGCGGGAACCTTGTGTCGGGGATGACTGGCAGCGTGGTTATCGGTGGTGCGCGCAACTACGCGGGCAGCAGTTTCTCTGTCTTCACCGATGGGTCCAAGTATTTCTGCTCGCGGTTCGGGGATGCGTCGTTCGGTGACGTGCGGTCCTCTGGCGATGTGACCGCTGACGAGTTCGTCCCCGCAACAGGAAAGGGGCTCCGCGGTCCTGGTGCCGTAACGGTTGGCTGTGACGCTGCTGCTGCTGATATGCCTGGACACACCGCCACAATCACTGGTGGCGCGGGCGGTGCTGCCTCTGCTGGTTTTGGCGGCGCCGGTGGCGCGTCTGCTCTGGCAGGCGGCGCGGGCGGTGCTGGCTCGGCCATGTGGCCTAGCGGCGAGGGCGGGGGAGTTACTGCAACTGGAGCTGACGGAGCGGTTGACGCTGGAGGCAGTGCTGGTTCCGGTGGTGAAGTGACGCTGCTT